GCCAAAGGTGCCGGGGCAGGAACCACGGTCGAGGGCATCCTCATCGCAGCGGGCGTGAACGTGGCGACGCCACCCCCGTCTGCCCCTAACCTCGCTGCGGTCTACAACGCCGGAACCTTGGCGGCCCACCAGACCATGGCCATGACCGACGCGCGGGGCGGCGGCCTTGTGCTCGACGGAACCAGCGGGTCATTCACGGGCGCCAACGTTCTGCGGGTCCGCACCGCTGCGGGAGACGTTGTCGTTGCCCGCGCGTCCGGGTTCGTGGGCCTCAACGTCGTCCCGGATAGACAGCTCCACTTGTACAGCACGGATCCCACGATCCGCCTCTCCCGAGACAACGGCTCTACTACCTCAACCGTGGACATCCGAAACACGTCCGACGCTTTGGAGTTCTACTCAGCCAACTACGACCTCGTCATGGGTCGGCTTCGCCAGTTCAACGGCGCATTCTACGCAGCGGGCGGATTGATTCCTTCCAACGGTAACATCGAGGCTGCGGAGCACACCATCACGTTTGGGGATGGGTCTGCTCAGGTATTTGCACCAGCAAACTGTGCACGCTTGCGGTTCAACCTTGGTGCGAATCGCATGGAAATCTCCATAAACGGAAACGCATACGTAGGCATCGACACAAGCCCGTAGTTTCGCGTGCACTACACAGGGCTTCTGGGTACAATCCGACCCGGAGGTCACATGTCCGAACACAAAATTCCCCTGGTACTCTCAACTGACGAACGCAAAAAGCTGACGCTCATTTGCATAACAGCGATCAGCACCACGTCGCGCTTGCAGCGAAAGTGGTTCGATGAAGTCTTTGTTCAGTTGCAGCTCGACGGGTACGAGCACGAACTGCAAACACGAAGCGTGATTCTGCCCGATCCCACCAACGACGACACGCCTGAATCGTTTGAGTTGAACCTGGATGCCGCGAAGTTCTTGGTCAACGCACTGGAGAACGCTGAAATTCGCGGGTCGTACTCACGGGCTGCACTGCGCATCTCGACGCGACTCCGTGAAGCCCTGCCAACCTAAGCAACAAAGCTCGCGCGAATCCGCTTGTAGATTTTGTTCCAGTCGAATTTCGGAACTTCGCGCAGAGCGCCCGGGTCCCAACCCCCGTTCTTGTCCCAACGCTCAAGCGGCTCGATGTCCTCGTGCCCAACCAAGCGGGGGGACGGGAACGTGGCGTCAATGAAGGTCTTCATGAACCCGTGTCGAGTTGCGATGTCACAGATCAATGCACCGCATTTGTCGTACTGTTGGGGCGTGAACGTCGCTGTGCTTTCAGGCACCAGCTCAATGCCGATGTAACACGCATTGGGGGACGACGTAGGGTACAGGTCGGTTGGTGTTTTCCTCCCGGCCCACTTCGCCTTCCATCGGGCGAGGGCTGTCGGGGGAACCTTTCCGGTCCACGCGCCCGAAGTGTAAAGCACCCGCTGCTCGTTGGGCACGCCTGCATGCCAGGCCATTTCGATCTCATCTGCAATTTGGAGAATGGTGCCGTCGTGGCCAATCACGTAATGGGCGAAGCTCGCACCCTTCCGGGTGTAGATCCTCTCGGCGGCCTTCAAAGGTGACACACCCCATTCCTTGGCTTTGTCGAGAACCCCGCGCCCGGCAGTGTGCACCATCACGCCAAACGCCTTTACGTCCGGGCGGTTACGCACGTCCTGGGGCTGTTGGGTCATGACGGCGAGGGAGGATTGTGTTCGCATGTACTACAGACTATCGCGGTTTTTCCCAAACTGATATGGTATTTCCTCTCTCAAGGAGTTTTCACAATGCGAAAGATCCTCAGTCTATGTCTGCTGGTTTGTGCTTTGGCCTTGGTAACACCCGCGAAGAACGCGGTTGCCGCCGATACTGTGCCCGTCGCAACTCAGGTTTTTGCCCTGGGTGTTGCCGAAGGAATCTCGGCTGCGCCGTCTGATCCGATGGACGGTGTGAAGCTGCCGGTTCCCGTCCCCGAGGACGACGCCCTACATGGCTTGCTCGTCAACGCAGTGAAGAGCGCACAGGAGGGGAACTGGAAGCTGATGATTTCAGCCGTGCTGTTCCTGCTCATGTTCGTGGTGCGAAAGGTGAAGCTCCCGTTCCTTCAAGGCGACCGCGGCGGTGCCATCTCCGTCATGCTCTTGGCCTTGTTGGGCGCGTTTGGTTCAGCCTTGGCAAGCGGTGCCCCCATTTCCTTGGGGCTCGTCACCGGGGCGGTCACCATCGCGTTCACGGCTGTCGGCGGGTACACGTGGGTGAAGCGCGTCTGGAAGCCCAATGACAAGAAGGCGCCCACCGCGTGAACACGCTCAAGCCCAGGCTCAAGCAATGGTTGAAGATCGCAGGGATCGTTCTGGTCCTTGCGGTCGTCTTCGTGCTGTGGATTCTGTTGCGGCCCACACGAAAAAAGAAGGCAGTGGACGCCAAGAGCGAAGGGCTCGATGCTGTCATCGAAACCCTCCGCGCCGAGGTGACTGCGGCCAACAACGAGGCTGCGATCGCAATCAATGCGGCCCAGCGTGAGGACGCAACCCTCAAGACCAATCTGACTGAGGTCGTGCAAATCAAAGACGGTGCGCGCCGACGTCAGCGTCTGATTGAACTGCGAGAAGGAATCCAATGAAACAACTGCGGGTGACAGGAGCACTTCTGCTGGCCGTGATTGGGTGTGCCCCACAGGTCGCAGAGGTCAGACCCAAACGGGTGTCGCTTCTACCACCCGCTGTTGACGTGGATGCACTGTTGCCCCCGGTCGCAGTGCCCACGGTTCCGGTGGAATCGCTGTCGCACTTCCGGTCTGTCCCTGTCGATGAGGGTGCGGAGCTGTGTTACGGCAAGGCATCGGAGCCTGCCAAGCGGGTGTGCACAGCGGTTGAGCCCGGTATCCTCGTGAGCGAACAGACCTACGCCCAGAGCATGGTCGCGGAATCGGAAGCCAAGCGGTACAAGCAAGAGGTCGCGACGCTTCGGAAGCTGCGGCTCACTGAGGTGGCCGCAGTTCTGCAAGCGGAGACGGCATACCAAGACACGGTTGCCGAACTTCAAACGGAAAACGCTCGGCTGCGGGAACCCACGTGGTGGGCGCAACATAGTTTTGAGGTGGGGTTGATGGGGGGAATCGTTGTGACAATCGCAGCGATCGCCGCCGCTTCTGCGGCAACGGACTGAACCCAAGAACCTTTTGGCTGTAGGGTGACGGGCGGCACTTAGGGTAGCCCGCGTACACCGACAACCATTTGTTGGGGTCATTCGTACCACACCGTTTTCGGTAGTAATTCATGATGCGTTTGGCGCACTCGAAGTGGTGTCGTGTGTTGCCTAGTAAGTCGAGCTTCGGGCAGACGAACGTGGCGACGCCTTTCGGGTTGAGTCCCATGTACCCGACGCTGCCGACGGAGCTGCGCGCGTCAATGTGGAACCCGGATTCTCGGAACATGATTCGAGTGGCAAGCTCGGCATCCTCCTGGAAAATCTCCACAACAAGCTCGGCCAGCACAGGTGCTTCGCGGAGATGTCGGCAATAGGGGGCCTTGGGCTGCATGTCGCATCCGGTGAGGGCGAACATGAGCGCGAGAATCACTTCACTCATGGCGGCAAAAACTGGATGGCGCGAGGACGCATGCCTTCGTCCTGCTTCAACTCGACGCGCAGCTGTCGGCCCACCAGTTGGGTAAGGGCGATGCTGTCGAATGGGGACCCGGTGTATTGGGTCGCCTCGGTGAACGCCTGCCACCTTGCGATCAGGCGTGTGTTCATGGTGCGAGGAACGATGATCCATTCCTCGAACGGGCGCACTTGCGACGTGGGTTGCATGCCCACACGGACTTTGAAGTTGTTGCCGTCGCACGCATTGGGTGCGTTCTCAATCACGGAGACCCGGTTGATCTGGACCTGCACGATGTCACCCACGCGGCGGGACAGGTTCTTCCGGGCCTTGGCCAAGTCGAAGACCAGCGCGTAGGACCCACGGTCGTGGTAGTGCCCCCCGATCGGAATGGACAGAAGCGTCTCAGTGATCTGCTCGTCGGACCAGCCATAAAGCAAAGCGGTCTGCATGAAACCCAGGCACATTTCGGACCGGGAGCCCTTGGACCGGGGCGCGGTGTACCGCTGCCAGAGGTCTTCCCGCATGGGCCGGGCGCCGCGGTTGAGGGTTTCAAGTGAGTTCCCTTCGACGGGCTCGGGCGTCACCTTCAACTCCGGCCAGAGCGCGGAGACGTGGGCCGACAACTCGTTCAGGGTGTACCGGCGATCGGAGTGGAGCCAGGGTGTGTAGACTTCGGAGATGGTGGGCTGCTGCTTCCAGTAGACGGTGCCCGGGATGCGGAGCACACGGGCCGGGTCGTGAACCGCATCGGACTTCACCGCGAGCTGGAGTCGCTGGATGATTTCCTGGTTCTTGTGGATGGCGGGCTCGAACTCTTTGAGGAACCAGTACAGGTGCACGCCACGTGCGGTGCGCACACAAGCTGATGGCGGGGCGCCGTGCTCAGCAAGGCGCGCGACGTGCGGCCATGCAACGTCCGGGGCGTCGAGGTCAGCGATCGCGGCGACATAGGCCGGGACATTTTCGTTCCGGCCTCTCTTGTCATTGCGCGGGTTGACGCCAAAGAAGGCGTCGTACCCCTGCTTGTTCTGCGTCGCCATCCAGTCGAAGGCGTAATACGCAAACTTCTGCGTGAGTGGTAACGGAAAGAAGTACGATTTGGACTGCTGTCCCGGCTGCAACATTCGGATTTCTCCCCAACCCTTATGCGAACCCCACAATGCCTCGAATAGTTTAACAGCCGGATTCTCCACTTTGTCCCTCCCTAAGCCGCAGCGTTTTGAGATTTGAAGTACGCAGTCAATTCGGGAATCTCAGTTTTGCCGATGGCTTCCTTGCCCCAACGTGTCCACTCTTTTGAGGACTCCATTGGTTCGGCGCGGGCGAACAGCTCCAGGTATTTCCCCGGGCTCTTCTGCGCGATCACGTTGTAGCTGATGTCCGGCTTGCGGGAGTGCCCGACCCACGGTGCCTGGAAGACTTCACCCTCTTCGTGGAACTCAGACAGGAACCAGTTGCGCACGTTCTGCGGTTTGTTGGTCGGCATGTTCCCACGGGTGGCGAACAGGATGTGCTCGGTGTCCCCACGGAAGTAGTTGCCCACGCCCATTCGTCCGGTCTTCAACCACGTAATGACGGTCTTGGGCTCGAAGCCCCAGGCCCGCGCCACGGTGGCAGCGTGTCCTTCGAGAAGGAAGTGGTTGGTCGTCCACAGGTACAAGTGGGCCTTGTCCGCAGCCAACGACTCGACCGGCATGCCGACGATCTGGTCGAGATCCATCGGTTCGTACTTATCCCCAACTGCACCTTTTGCGGCTTGATTGCCGTACTTCCACGGTGGGTCTGCCACGATGGTGGTGAATTTGGTGGAGGGTGGAAGCACGAGTTCTTTGAGGGGCGACGTGTTCGGAAGCAACAAGACGCGGCCAGTCGCATCGTTCGCGACACCGGGCAGCTTGTGAAGATGCAACAACCCATCGGCATGTAGCAAGGCGAAACCGACAACACCGCGAAAGGTGACTTGGTAGTCCACAGCGTACCCAAAAACTTGGGCGGGGTGGGGCTTGTCGAGGTCCCCATAAAGGTCGGTCAGGAAGGAAGCGTTGTCGTCCCAAAGTTTCTCAGCAATCTCGTCGGTCGTCATCGTGCGTCAGCTTTCTTGGTCGGAGGTGGAATGCGCGCCAGCAAGCTCTTTGCTGGCTATGGTTGTTACTCAACGACGTGTTGGTTTCTTCGCCATGGAGGTGTGTCATGCCGCTGTTGGGAGGCGAGTTCGTCCGCGCGTTGCAACGTCGCGGAGTACACATCCTTGAACACAGTCAAGGGATCCTGGGTTGCGTCGATCACCTTCCAGTGTCGCGGGTTTCGCGATGCCCACATGGCGCAGTAGTTGGCCCTGGCCTCGGACATGAGGTTGGCGTTGCGTTCATACGAGTCGCGCTTTTCTGGTCGGCGCGCGGAGGCAGTGATTGACGGGGCGTCCAACAAAAAGTTCAACTCCGCTTGCGGAAGAGCTTTGTGGATTTCCTCCAAAAACGTTTCATCGAGCCCGAAGACGCTTCCGTACACGAACCCGGATTGCCACCAGCGATCCGCGATACAAAGCACCTCGGGGTCTTTTGCGAATGCGCGGATCTCTTCTGCCACGGTGTAGCGATCGACGGTCATCATGGCTTGGAAGGCAAGGGGTTGTTCTTGCGCCTCTCCGGTTTCCAACCACTGCTTGAGCACACGTCCCAAGTCCGTAGCGTATTGCGGAAAGCTGAACAATCGTGCGCCCTTCGGAAAGGACTTTGATCCTTCGTGTACCACGCGTTTCAGTGTTTGCACCAACGTGTTCTTGCCAACAGCGTCGCCGCCTTCGATAACGATGAACATGTCTTAAACCTTGTCCCAGTTCGTGTTGATGTCTGGTTCCGCGACGAGCTTGACTGGGCCAGCCGGGCCGGGAACTTCGTGAGTCATGAACTCACACATTCGTTTGGCGATGTAGTCCGCATCTTTCGTTGCACACTCCACGACGATTTGATCGTGAACCGTGAGGATGATATGGGCTGATGTTGGAAATTCGGTTCGCAGGAAATTGTCCACTGCCAACATCGAAATGTTCTGGTAGTCACCCGCAGCAAACTGCGTTGGGTTGTTGGCAGCAACCGTTGGTTCTACGGGTTTGACGTTGTAGTACCGGCGCCGACCCAGCGGTGGAATCTCCACGTACTCTTCGGCGTTTGCAGCGTTGTGTTGTGCTTCACACCACGCAGCAATCTCCGGGCATGCACGGTCAAACTCATTCGCGATCTTGGTGATGAACCCGGGGGTCAGCGTAGCCCGCACAGCCGCTGGCGTGTTGGGGTCGTCCTTGAGGTTGTCGCAAATGGTCTTCGGAGATGCGCGGTAGTTTCGAGCGTAGACGACGCGCTTTGCGATGTCGCGCAAGTCCTTGCGTTGACGAGACTTGAGGTCCAGCTTCGTGAACGTTGCACCGAACACGTCAGCGCAAACCTCGGAGTGAATGTCCCGCGTGGGGTCGTTGAAGGCGTCGATGAGTTTCTTGCACCCCGCGCGTGCCGCGATGATGCGGTACTCGACCTGCGAAAAGTCGGCGCCCACCAGGGTGCGACCCTCGGTTGTTTGCACGATCGCACGCAACCACTTTGGCCAGTTCTGAAAATTGGGCTGCTCGCTCGACCAACGTGACCCGATGGTGCCCGTGGATTTCCAGTGCACGTGCAACCGGTTGTTCTCGTCCACAAGGTCAGGGAGCTTGATGACGAAGGTCGAGAGCTGCTTGGCATACTCGTCGAATTTCACGAGTGCGCGCACAACCGGGTGTTCCAGGTACGGGATCAATGCCTTGATTCCGGTCTGAGGCGTCGCGGTCTTCTCCGTGTAGAACTGGACGGGATACCCCAGCCTGTCGTACAGAAGCTGCTGTCGATGGTCGCTGGCCCGGGGGTTGAAGTCTGGCCAGCTCATCTGCTGCCGGATGTACTGCAAGGCTGCATCCCGCATGCCTTGAAGTTTCACTGCAATCTCCACGCGACGCTGCTCGTTGATGGGGATTCCGTAGCGCCCCATGCGCCCGGCCAACTCCATGAGCTGAACTTCCATCTGCGCGATGTGCGTTTGCTCGATGTTCGCTACCCGCTGCGCCAGGATGGGCGTCAACCATTGTGTCGCCAACGTGTCGAGCGCGTTGTAAATCAGAAGCTGCTGGAGCGTTCCGCGGCCCGCGCGTTCCGTCTTGCGGTAGTCCACTTTCCATGCGGGGATGTCTAGGAACTGCTGCGCGACGAAGCCCAAGTCGTGGTCCAACTCCGGGTCCGACACGTGGTGGTACACGAGGTTGTCGTACACCGGGCCAAGACATTCGAGGTTGTGGCGACGCAGAACCTCCAAGTCGTACCCCATGTTGAAGAACATCTTGGGGATGTTCGCGTCTCGAAAGATGGTCGTGCACAGGTTCATCAGCCGGGTCGTGTCTGCTGCGCCCAGCGACCCGTCGGTCAGGAACGACACGGCATCATCGGTGCCAGCGAAGGACACACCCAGGACGTGCAACTTGCAACTGTACTGGTCGAGCGCATCCCGCTTCCCCACGCCATAGTTTTCCGTGTCGATGGCGACCGCGCGTCCCTGTCGGTAGCACTGGTCGATGTAGTTCACCGCCTCGTTGACGCCAATGTTCCCCCGTCCTTGCGGCAGGATGTAGTACGGTCGGCCCTTGAATGCGTACCCCTCACGAGAGATGCGCAGCGCACGCTTGATGTCCTCGATCGCAACTTCGTAGTACTGCTGCGCACCACGAAGCATGAACGCCGGGGAATACGTGGGGATGAAGTAGGTGAGGTCGTCACCCGTGGCCAAGGGGGTGTTCACTTGGCTTCACCTGAACCCAGTTGCGCGGCCAAGTTGATTCGATGCACCCCACCCCGGCGACCCTTGATGGTTTCCGTTGGTTCGTAAAGCGCACGCACGGACTCGCTGCCGAACCCGATCACCATTCGGGGTTTCACCACACTGAGTTCCCCCTGCAATCTCGGACGGCAGAAGGTTGCTGCTTTGCGAGCAACCTGCTCAGGGTTGATCACGTTCCCGTTGGCCTCAGTGATGGACTTGGGCCGACACAGAATCGTGTTCGTGAACCAGAACTCCGATCGCTCCGCACCTGCGTTGGCCAGCATGATGTCGAGAAACCGGCCTGCTGTCCCGGAGAACACGCGATCGTGCAACCCGTCGTAGTACGAGGGAGCTTCGCCCACGATCGCGACGTGCGCTGTCGGGTCACCCTCGGGGTGAATCTGCTTGTCCCCTTCGAGCGGGCAACCCGCACAGTTCGGAAGGACCAAGAGCCCACGGTGGAACTGTCGCACCAATCCCTCTGGCTTGTCGTCCATCGCATGACCTCCTTCTGCTGTCTTTGTGGTGTCGCTCGGTTTGCCGAGTGACCGTCCATGACGCGACACCGGCCCTGATTTTCAGACAGGGCGTCTGTCCGGTTAGCCGACCGGCTTCGGGGGTGGAGGCGGCGCAGCGCCGTTGAACCCTGCGGGGATTCCGCCACCCGGTTGTGGTACGTTACTGCCCCAACCAACCGGAGCTGGCTGAGCAGGGTACTGCGGAGGTGTGTACCCCTGCGGTGCTACGGGATAGCCCGGGGGTGGTGCGAAACCCTGTGGTGCCGGTGCGGAGGGCGGCGCAAACCCAGCGGGGGGTGGTGCGAAACCCTGTGGTGCCGGTGCGTAGCCTTGCGGCGCGGCAGCGGCTTGGGGGTGGGCCTGGTAAACCTGCTCATCGCCAACGCGATTGAGCTGCTTACCTTGATAATTCTCGACTGAGAGTGTGGCCAACAACTGGACGCCGACCAACTGCTGGTCGTCCACGTTGGCCATCTGGTCGTGCGGGATACCGCATGCGCCCAGGAACTTCACAAGGCGGAACGCTGCCTGCTGCTGCAACGAGTACGACGCAAGAACCGTCTTACCCGCGAACTCTGGTCCGCCGTTCGGACCCGAGACGATTTCGTACCGCACGGTGAGCTTGAGTTCACCGCTCGACTTGGCAGCCTCCTGCTTCACGTCCGAGACGCGCAAGACGTAACTACCCGGAGGATAAACCGGAAACGATCGTTCCTCCACTTTGTTAAAATCCAACTGAAAACGTGCCATTTGACTTCTTTCCTCCGGTGACGAGTCTGATGTTGCTAAGTTAGGTGCTATTAGTGGTTCGGGTCTTCACCGATGTAAGGACCGATTCGTTGCGCGATAACGTTAAAGTGCGCAGGAATCTTTCCGTCGCTGAAAGCCGCGCCAAATCGCCCACGCGCAGGAGCACCCGCGATTGGTACGGTTTGGAGAATGTAGTTCGTTTGCATGAGCCCCGATTGGGGGTCACGATATTGCTCGGTGTTGGACCGGACCAGTAGGTCACAGGTGCCGGGCAACTTCACAGCGGTCTTGCCGTACAGCATGGGGCGATAACCCACCACGCCGTTCTCGCCATTGCGTTCGACATCCTCGCCCGCGATCCACACCACGTGCAGTGGCAGTTTGCGAAGCGTAGGTTGCAACCACTTTTGCAAGAACAGATCAAGCATGCCCCAATCACGCTGTTGCATGGGCTTGTCGCCGCTCTTCGTCAGTTCCGAAATGTACAGATCCGAGAGGTACGTGACGGAGTCGATGACCAACGTGCGCCAACCAAATTCCTTGTGCCTCGCGTGCACCAACCCGACGGCTTCCTTCAAGTCATTGGACGAGTTGACTTGAATGACGTGTCCCTTGCAGAAGCGAAGGGTGGTATCGCCACCCTCGTTGCCTGCGGAAAGAAACACGGGTCGCGGGAATGTGGACGCAAAGGTTGTCTTGCCCGAACCCAACGGCCCGTAGACGAAACAATGCAACGGCTTGGCGGGCATACCTGCCGCCTCAACGACTTGTACTGGCATCTGAATTAACCCCCTCGTCTTCTATGTAGACGGAGACTGATTCTGTTTGGCCCCTTTGTTGAACGGGGCTATCTCATACAACGCTTCCTGAGATCCATGGGATACACAGTAATCCCAAAATTTGCAAGTCCCATATCCACGCGGCGACTTGCACACTGCAAAATTCATGGGCCAGGCTTCCATCTCACCCACGTCGGGCGCCTTGACACGTTGGTCTAGCCGACCCACCACGTCGGTCATGCGTGCCGCGAAACGGTCCACGTCCTGATCGGAGATGTTGATCAACAACCGTTTGCACTCGACATCGCGAGTCTTCGTGATGATGTTGATGATAAACCCGTTGAGTTTCCCCAGCTTGGCGTCGAGTCCCTGGTTCCGCCAAAGGTACGCCATCAGCGTGAACTGCCCATCCATGCCGTACCCTGAGACAAGGTCCCGAGTGATTGCCTTGTGCACCTTGTGGTCCACAATCCAAACACCGTTGGGGCTCGGGCCTGCCGGTGCGATCGGTTCGCCCGGCTGCTTGATACGTACCACCAAGTCGTGACGGCAGGAGACCAGTGCCTCTTTCGCCTTCTTCGCTTTCGGGGGCGTGTAGGGGAAGTACCCCACAACTTCGTTTTCAACCGCACGAATGTCCCACGTTTGCGCTTCTTCAGCGGCGTACTTCTGGAAGTAAACCTGCATCAGCCGCGCAACCTCATTCACAACATCCGGGTATTCGTCTTTCAACGCATGCAACGGATCGTAAGTGTGTTGGCCGCCCGTGGAATAGTGGGCTGCCATACACTCGTGGAACAAGGTTCCAATATCCAGTGCCGGTGAGGACTGGCGGGGGCGCATCTTCTTCACGCTTTCGAGGAAGTACATGCGCTCGCAAATCATGAAGGTTGAAATCTTCGACCAACCACGGACTGACGGACCGCCACGTGCCCAGGGTGCCCCGGTCAGCTTGGCGTCGATCGTGTCCGACAACAGAGGTTTATCACTCGTGAACTGTGTCAATGCGTTACCCAATGTCGCCATCGAACTCGAATCCTTCCTCGGCAGTGTGTTTCGTGAGCTGGCTGAGCAACGTCTCGAAATCATCCAACGGGACCGACTTGGATCCCAAGGTGTGAACCAGCGCCTGCCCGTCGTCTCTTATACCGACTGCGGCTGACGCATTCGCTTTCGTCGTCAGAGCTTCCAGAAGGTAAGCGTCCACAGTTCCTTTGGCAACTACATACTTGATGGTGACTGAACCTTTTTGTCCACCACGGTGCACGCGTCCCTCGGCCTGCAATAAAGTCAAGGGTTTCCAGTACAGGTCGTTGATGATCATCACCTGGCACGCCGCCAGCTGGTTGATGGATTCCGACGCGGCGGCCAGCGTCGCAACGTAGGCTGCGGGTTGTTTCGTCAACGCGAACTTCTCTGCGTTCTCGATGCGCTTCTGGATCCCCATGTCGCCTGTGATGGGACCGAACGCTTGAATCTTGCGCTTCTTGAGTTGGTCTGTGATGCGCTTGGCAGTATCCTTGAACCACGTAAACACCACGACTTTACCCGTGGCGTTCGCAGCTTCTTCGGCCAGCTCGATGGTCGTGTCCTGCTTTGCTTCCGACAGGATAGCCAGCATCTTTGCAAGACGGACTACAGTTTCCGCCCCGGTTCCTGCGGCGAGCTTCTTGCCTTCGCCTGCGAGGAACTTTCGGATGTCGTGCTCAGCCGACTTGTACTGGCCGTACGCCTCTGTTGCTTTGGTTGATAACTCGATCTCAACAGCTTGCCGAGTCATCGGGGGAAGCTGTGACATCACGTCCGCTTTTGTGCGACGGACCATGACCTCATCCATGCGGGCTTTCAGTTCTTCGTTGCGGGACTCGCCCTCAAATACCCAGCCATACTGGCCTTGATGCCCAGCGCAGTAGTAGACACCGAACGCATGACGAGAACCAAACCCCTCGGGTGCCGCAAGGTTCAACACAGACCAAAGGTCAACGCGTTTGTTACGGATCGGAGTTGCGGTCAGCACGACCCTTCGACGAATACCGCGAAATCGTGCAATAGCTTCCGCTGCCGTTCCGCGTTTTGTGCGGGGGGTTGCATTGTGTGCTTCGTCAAACACCACAACTTGTGGCCGCAAGGTTCCGAAAATGAAGGGAATCCATGCTTCCAGAATGTCGTAATGGATGAACCACCAACCGTCATTCGGTTCGCGAAACACATCCGGGCTGGCATTCTTCCGTCCTTCGAGGGGTTTCACGTTCACCCCCAACCACTTGGCTGGTTCGCCTGACGCCCCTGTCCACACGCTCCGGGTCAACAACGTGCCAACAATCAGTACCGGTAACTTCTGTGATGCGTATGCAACAGACAGCGCCTGCAAAGTTTTGCCGGTGCCCAGGTCGTCTGCGTTCACCGTGCCTGGACGTTGAATCGCAAAGTCGATGTACTCACGCTGGTACGGACGGAGCTTGCTGAGCAAGTTCACCAACCGCTCATCGCCATGATTCAGTTGTCGTTCGAGACACCAACTTGAATGGTCGTAGACGATGTTGAAACGCGGGTCGGTCACAACCACGTTGCGATGCACGTACATGCGTCCACGGTCCACCCACACACCAGGGTAGTGCCTCAACGCTTCAATCATTTCAGCACCGGCCTCAGAGACGTAGTACCAATCAGGTCGTTCGTCTGCGACGACATCAACGGTGCCGTCGGGTAAGTCGGTCAAAAGTGCGGTGTCGAAAATCACTTGGAAGGAATGTTGTACAACTACGCTGGTAATACGTCAATACGCTTGTGAGATCCAAATTGTTCGTGTACGTTGCGAGACGTGTTGATTCCACCGCCCCACAAACTTCCCGCAAACGCCTACGAAACATTCCGGCAGCGAAAGCATCTACCATACGTCACGACAGGCAGTCCGAAATTGGATACCTACTTGGGCGGGGGGTTCAGGTGCAGCGGCGTGTACGTCCTCTCGGGCGGCCCCGGTGCAGGTAAGACCACAAAGACATTGGACTTTGCCGAAGGCGCGATGCAAGCGGGTTGGCCTGTCATCTACATGTCCGGTGAGCTGTCGCCCGACCTTCTGTTAGCACGCATGGCCAGCAAGCGACTTGGCTTGTCATGGCTCGACGTGGTGGACATGCAGGCCGACCATCCCCAGTTGCCCTACTACGATGCGTTCGCCAAGAACCTCGGAGATCATCTCTGGATCCTCGACCCCGAACAAACACAGAGCTACCCCGAGTACGTGAACAACGTGCGCTGGCACCTCAACAACAAGTACGGCTTCACAGTGCCAGTGTTGCTCATCGCAGACTACATCCAGGACATTGCGCAACCGCGCACCACGCGGCGTGGTGTGGAATTGCGAAACGCCGTTGCTGATCTCTCGCGCGAATGGCGATTGTTCGCACAAGACCAACAGTGCCCAATGCTGATTGTGTCCTCGACGGGTCGTCAGTTCTATTCGCAGAACGAAGAAGACTCGGATGCAACACTTCTCGCCTCCGCAAAAGAGGCAGGTGAAGTTGAGTACAACGCCTTCTCCGTCATGTACCTGCGACGCCGCACGTACGGCGCTTTCAAGTTCACAGAGTTGGTCGTTGCCAAGAACCGCTTTGGTGAGAACCCCGTCTCGGTGTTGTATGAAACCAACCCGGTCTCGGGCGAGAGCCACGAGTCCACGATGTCAATGGACCTTGTGAAGTCCGGGGAAGTGACGATGAAAGTCTACGAGCTGATCAAGCACAACCCTGGCAAGTACAACAAGGCCGCCGTGATCGCCAAGATAACCAAGTTGAAGTTCACCGACGTAGCCTCCGCGCTCGACATGTTGATTGTCGGAATGGGACCGTATCAGGTCAAGGCAAGCGGCGGCGAGAACGGCGGTTACGTCGTGGCGGACGGCGGCCCGGGCATGGCCATCGGTTAGGCCCGAGCGGCCTTCCAGCATTCAGGCTTCGTGCTCAACACACAAGTGCTGACGAACGCTTTGTTCACCAGCACCAGTGCAATCCAGCGTCCCAACTCGTCCTGTTGGACAAGGGTCACCTTGCACTTCGGGTCGTCACACGCTTGAAGAACTTGAGAGGGCTTGAGGTTGTTCCATTGTGCTTCGGTCATTGTTCAGGGTCCTTTGGGTTTGTGTTTGGTTTCTAGGCGCGGGTAAACCTTGGGAAACATCTCCCGGGCTCCGCATAGGTTACATTTATGGGGATGGCGCGTGTGTGGATTCGGCCATTCAATGGAAACGTTTGACAGCGGGAAGAACTGCCCACCGCAATCGCAGCGGGCACGAACCTCGTACGTGACCATTTCAACTTCTTCTTCTCTCATGGCACCGTCTGGGTATTACGGGTGGGTTCCAGAACCCTACGTCTAGCATGCTGCCCAACAATACGATCCAACCACTGTGTGGTGAACGGCCCGTAGTGGATTTCCACGTTGGGATGGTGGTGGAACACGCAAGGATACGCGGGTGAGCTTGTGGGTCCATAGGGTTCTTCTGATTGCTCGGCAAACAAGAACACAGGTCTGTTGCACGCGAGTGCTGCCCCAAGCTCTACGTGCGTGCCACGCCCACCCGGAGCCAGCAGAAGGAGGAAGTCGGCGGACTTCACCCCGTCCAATTCCTGCTGACTGATCTCGCGCGCCTGCTCTTTGAACTCGTGCGTGAGCGACCCGTTCAAGAGCAGCCTGGAAAGGGGCGGGAACGTCGTCCAGTCAAACGTGCAACGCCAGTTGTACGTCTTCTCCAGGTGCTGGATCCACTGATGCACGATGTGATGATTCTGTAGCTTTGATGCGATGTAGAAACTGAGTATTGGTTCCATGGTTTCACTTCACGATTTTGACAGGGAGCTTGGCTTTGTTGAAGAACGATGAGGGCTTCCCCACGATCGGACCTCGGGGGGTGACAATCTTCTCAACGCATGAGGCTTCAAAGCATTTCTTTGCACGTGTCATGCAAACATAGGCCAGCCGAAGTTCTTCCCCCGGGTCCGGGTTGTACTGGTGCGGGAGGATGCCTTCGTTCCACCCAACACCGAACACGCGTTCCCATTCCAGCCCCTTCGAGTTGCACCCATCGAACCCGTTCTGGAGGAAGCGGCCTGTGTCTGGCACCTCGATGCACATCGCAGGACCCTTCGTTGGTTCGATAGACACGATGCGATCGTGATGGAAGTTCAGCTCTTCCAAGAGTCCAACTTTCAAGGCAACGGCACGGGTGACGTATCCGTTGGCCAGCCCGCTCTCTCGTTCGTACCGCCATTCTTCGCGCGGCCACGTTTTTGCGACAGCCTCTGCCACTGGCACCAAATTGTAGGTGTCTTCGACATGCTTGAGGTTCGCGAACCGCATGCTCGTGAACTGGTCTGTGAACTCCATGAACTTCAACCAGTTCACGATCTGTCCTGGGTTGATGGAGATTGTCCACGCGCCTTTCAAGATTGAGCAGGTGGTGATGACATTCGTGCGCAACAGCATTGTTTGCACGACTCGTGCGACAGTCTCACTCGGGGCTTTCCAACGCACAGATGCAACCCCGCTGTCTCGATGGAGGATGTACGCGTCCCCCATCAAGTAGGACAAGAATGCTTTCTGCATTAGCAGCGGCGCAGTGAGTACGCTCGGCGGTACTGTTCGTTGCTGCACCCCGGCCAGATCCCGCATCCACGTAGCGATCGTGGATGAGCGCAGGGTGAAGGTCCAAGGACTCGAAACATTTTTCGGAAACTCGTCGTCGCGCTGCGGGAACACACAACCAAAAACGTCGCGGACCAACGCGCGTGTGTGGTTCAACGCTTCCAGTGACGGTAGCTCAAAGATAACCGAGTCACGCGTCAGACTTCCAAATGCCAGGTAGTACCCCAGGAACTTTGCAAACTCCAACGTCATCGTCGCAGGCATCTTGCCCTTCACACCTTCGGGGTTTTGAAGGGCAGGCTGCTCGTGCAACTGCGGCGTGTGTTGTGGCTCCATGGTTGGCCCCAGCTTCAACCGAAGGAACATGTCCGGCGTGAGGTCCTTCGCCTCCACTTCTTCGTACGCGTTGTTCTGGGGGACCCAGGCAACCATCCGGTGATCCGTTGTCACGTTGATGGTGTACCCGTTCTTCGTCTGGATGCGCAACATGTCGCGCTCTTCGTAGGCGACCTTGTTGCCGAACCCAGCGATGCCGTCCCCGTGGGCGATGTGCCCCGCATCCGGCAGTTCCTTGATGGGGATCAACCCCCATTCAGATTCCACCAACGTGTCGGGGCTCACGCACTTGTGAATCGTGGACAGCACAACAGCGTTGGCGTCTCGCTTGCCGCGCATCGCTTCCATCTCCGCAGTGGTTTTGTTGATGTACACCAGCAACTCTGCGGTGGAGTCGAAGTTCTCGGCAATGCTGATGAGCTTGAAGATGTTGGCAGCTTTGCCTCCATCGGGGTCCGGTGTATCGCTGCCGTCGTGTTCCTTGATGAACGTGTCGTAATGCGTATCCTCGACAACGAACTCCAGAATTTTTGCTGGTTTATCACCGCGCGAAATCATCTTGTTGGCTGTCGTCAGCGTCTTGTAGAACGCGGCATACTTGGTGCGCTGGCCCTTACCCAATTCAACTTTGCCCAACGCATCCAACAGGGCGACTCCGTTTTCCCGGGCGTACTGTTCCGCAGCACCTATGACTTTGTTGCCGATGTACCGGAACGGCGCGAGCAATGCGCGGCGCAACTCCGACCCATCGGGATCTTGCAGCGACGCGACCCGCAAGTAAGCCAGCAGGTCTCGAACTTCTTTGCGAATGTAGAACGTCGCACCCGACCAAACAACGTACGGGATCTTGGCATGAAGCAACGCCTCTTCGATGGTCGGCATCAGAGACGTGACACGGTAGAGGATTGCGATTTCCTTGGGGGGCACCCCAGCATCCAAGGCTTTCTGAATCTTGCCAGCGATCGCCAAGGCTTCTTTCTCAGGCGATGCGTACTGAATGCCCACCACAGACGCGGGATCAGACTGAGCGTCCTTGTGCGGCAGGGTTGGCCCGGTTACGTTCCACGTCTCACCCGCAGTCAGGTTCGTCGCGTGCTTGCAGACTTCTTGTGTCGATCGGTAGTTCACCGGCAACACCAGTTTCTCGTACGTGTTTGCGTGCTGGACGAACTCTTCGGGGAGCGCCCCTCGCCAGCGATACAGCGATTGACAGATGTCACCGACGTGCATGATGTTTTTGCACGTCTCACTCAAGATGCCGACAACAGCGTTCTGCACAGCGGACGAATCCTGTGCTTCGTCAACAATCACGTATTCGTAGCGCGCCGCCCACAACAACCGGGCCGAAGGGTCATGCAACAGGAACAAGTACGCCAGGACCAGCATGTCGTCGTAGTCCATCAGGCGGTTGGCTGCACGGAAGAGTTCGAGCTTGCGGTACACCGCAACGTAGCTGGGCGCCAACCAATGCTTTTGCACGTTCTTGCGGAAGAACGCCAGAATTGCCGGAGTCGGTTGAACCTGTTGCTCTGCGTGGAACGACAAGCCTTGCGCCTTGGCCAACCGGAACACGGTTTGCGCTTCGTTGAAGTCCAGACCCTGGTCCCGAAAGTCTTTCTCGATCGTGTCCTTGACGAAAAAGTTCAGCTTGGACTCGGCCAGTTCCAAAGCAGGGCCGCCAAACTTGCCGCTCAAGTCGGTCTGCAAAATTTCCCAGCAAAGAGAATGCAGAGTTCCGATGCGAACGTTGGACAGCCCAAGCAATGCTGCACGGGTTGTCATTTCCTGTGCAGCATCACGTGAGAATGTGAACGCCCCGATGCGCTCGGGTGGTACGCCCGAGGCAACGAGGTTTTCAATCCTCAGAACGACGGTGAGCGTCTTGCCCGAGCCCGCCGTAGCCGCTAAAACGAAGCGGCCTGACCCGGCGAGGGCGGCTTTCTTCTGGTGTGGGTTCAGGCTGTTCCACAACGCGTGGCTGTACGGGCTTTTGTTCGACGGCAATGTCTTGGTACCTTGTGCGATGGGCATAGATGGAAAACAGGAGCAGGATCGGCCAGACGTACTTGATCAGCATCAGGCAACGCCACACGTCCACGAACGGCTGGAGTCCAGGAACGTGCGCGACGTAAAAGTCCAACGTAGACATGGGCAGTTCCAACTCTGGTGCAGGGAACGGATCAGCTACGTTAAAACCTTCGGACTGATACGCAGCATGCCTTTCATACGTGTGCTTTGCAAGCGCGCTGATGCCGTAATCTGCAACGTCGAACACCGTTCCACTGGCCTTGCCCGAAGCAAGGCGCGTCAGACGACCTGGGCGTTGCAAACCATCGATCCAACTTTGCCCGCCAGCACCAATGACAGCAGAACGAAATTCTGAGGCATCAATGCCTTCGTTGAACACGGATGTTGCGACGACGTAGTCAACCGCTTTCGCGTTTACCGCAGCGACAATTGCATCACGTTGTTCTTTCGAGGTGTCACCGTCTACGCAGACAACACGCTTGCCCGGACACGCCATTTTCAATTCGTTGGCCAACGTGAGCGCATGATTCTTTCGTTTCACGAAGAGCAACGCTGGCGTTTCGCACCTTGTTATCGTGTTCACCAGCAGCGCATTGCGTTCATCGTTCTCGACGATGTGTCGTTCGTAGAACGCCGACCAGTTGCGCGGGGAAACACCCTGCCGGTGATGCTCACACTGAACCCACTGAATGTTGAGCGGTGTGATGCTGCCTTCAGCAATGAGTTCCTGGGCTTTGATCTCGTAGATGATTTCACCGAGAAGGCCCATGGTGATGACATCGCGCTTGTCGCTGCGATTGAACGGGGTCGCACTCAACCCAATGCGCCAACAAGCGTTGGTCGCAGAGAGGATGCACTGGTACGCCGACTTCGTTGCAGCACGGTGACACTCATCCACGAGCACGCCTTCGGCTGTGGCCAACCACTCCATCGCCTGGGGGTTGTTGAGCAACTGGTCGTACGTCGCACACAGGATGCGGCCATTCCAATCCGTTGCTGCACCTGCCAGTTCGATGACGGGTTCTTCCAACCGCTCGCGAAACGACTTCGCCGCAGCACGCACCACATCAGGCTTGTGCACCAGGAACACCCAACGAACCTGAGCAGCAGACATGAGCCCGGCAGCAACGATCGTTTTTCCCGAGCCGGTCGTCGCCTTGATGATTCCTTGGCGGCCTTGAAACGCACGCACCACGGCAACCATCTGGTAGTCGCGCACCCATCCCGGCAACACGCCTTGTGTCTTTGAGGCCGCGTGGCGCGCGTCAACCACAGTAGCGCCGGTCACCCTGGCGATCTCTGCGTGGAGCCCGGTCAGCACATCCCCGTTGGCGTTGGTCAACGGAAGTGATTGATCTTCCCACGTCGAAATCCAAGTCTGAATCAGTTGGTCAACCTGAGTACGGTCGCCGGAAATTGAGGTCCAGTCATGGCGGACAGTGAGAGTTGTGGTCATACGTTTGGTTTCCCTACCTTTGAGCGAGCGATATTGGTTTCAGGAGCATCAGCCGCCATGGCGGCGTTCATCGTGCGTGCGTGTTCCCAGGCTTCGAGTGCGGTCGCGGGCAACTGAAAGACATCAGCGGCACCGTCATGATTGAACGCTGCCCGCGCAGCTTCCCAGTTGACCCAGGATGTGGCGTTCACAGTGGTGATGTCCTGGGGCGACAGGTGCTTCCGCATCCACCGGAGCGGAGTTGAAACTGCGCCCCACCGGAAGAGGATCTGTAGAACGAACAGTCGGATGTACCCTTGGCCCGCCATGAAGGCGTCCATGTTCTTTGAAATTCGTGGCATGTTGTCTATTCAACCTTATCATTGCTATTGTTGTCAACTGGGCTGAACTGTTTCTTTAACTACTTGTGTAGGCGTGTTATGCTACGGAAATGTCGAATCGCAAAATGTCCGCGGACGTTTACGCCAAGATGGTCCGGGCGTTCATGGACAATCGGAACGCCACACCCGCCATGATTGCGGAAATCGCGGGCGTCAACCGCAAGCAAGTCCACATTGCGCTGAAATCTGGCTGGCCATCTCTCGGTTTGCCCCCACTCGGGGATGCCGTCGCGGCCATGGCCAACCCGGAGCAGGTCCATGAGATGATGGCCGCCCTCATCGACCAGCAGAAGCAGGTCTTCGCGTCCATGTTCGGGAAAGTACCTGACGCCCCAGCTGACCCGGCGCAGACGCCCGCCAAAACAATCAAGCAGATCAGCAACCAGGCGCGGAAGGAAGCGACAGTCCGCGCCGCCGAACATGGGATGGCTGCCCGGATGTCACTGGCCAACGCGGGGAAAACAGCGGCAGCGGTGGGTGAGGTTGCCGACTGGGCTTTGGCGCAGATCGCATCCGGGAACTTCGAGTTCCCAGAAACGCTCCGCATCGAACACTTGATCATGCTGGCAAAGGCGACCGACATCACGAACAGCGCCTTGTTCAAGGCGCTGCAAACCGAGAAGCTGACAAACGGGGAACCCACCGACGTGGGCAACCACCAGATCCTCGTCCTCATGCAGAGTGCCAGCCCTGAACAGCTCAAGCACATCGCTGCAACCGGGAACCTCCCTCACGACCTGATGTCGGGCGGGGGTCCAGCCGGGAAGAACGTCATTGAAGCAACCGCGAAATCCAAATGAGCAGCGAAGCCAAACCCCGCCAGGGAACGTCCACCAGAAGTATCAAGAATGCCTTCCGGGCGCAGGAAGACGCCCCCGTTCGGCGTGCTCGGGAAGCCCTCATGCGGGTAAAGAACATGCGAGAAGCACTGGCCCGATCGCAACTCAACCAGCGGACCGAAGCTGAGATGATGGAAGCGGACGAGCTGCTGCAACAAGCACAGCAACAGAGAGACCATGTCCATCAGGTGTGGGCCGCCGCCCTGAACGAGACCGACGCACCTGAAGAAGCAGTCAGTCCGCCAGTTGAAGAAGCAGTCAGTCCCCCGGGCGAAGAAGCTGGACCTTCTGCTGGCGTTGAGGGGCCCACACCCCCGGCTGCGCCTGCCGAGATGGACCTTGAGCAGATTCAGCGGGTCGCCGCGGCCCGACTGCTTTCGCGAATCCACGAAGCCCGTGAGGATCCCGCAGCGTTCATCGAGTTCGCGATGCGCACTCCCGAGGGGCAGCCCATCAAGTTGGCCCAGTTCCACCGGGAATGGCTCGACGCCATGAAGAGCGGGGGGATGGTGCTCATCGAAGCCCCGCGTGGGCATGGGAAAACCAGCGTGACGATCGGCTTCATCCTGTGGACGTTGGGCAAGAACCCCAACCTCCGCATCAAGCTGCTGTCCCAGAACGACGACAAGGCGAAGGAACGCCTCTTTGAAGTTCGGCAAAACCTTGAGCAGAACAACGCGCTCAAGTTGGTGTTCCCCCACCTCGAACCCGACATCTCCGGTGAGTGGACGAAGACCAAGCTGTACGTCAAGCGCACTGCACAGACTCGTGACCCCAGCTTCCAGGCTGGCGGTATCCTCACGTCCGTCACGGGCGGTCGTATCGACCTGCTGATCTGCGACGACGTTTGCGATCTCCGTAACTCCATCCTGTACCCCTCGTTGCGCGAGGACATCAAGACGAAGTTCAACGGTGAAATTCAGGGCACGCTCACCCCAGATGCGAATGTTGTGTACATCGCAACGCCGTACCACATGGCGGATCTGACGGCGACGCTCAAGCAAAACCCAATGTGGAAAGTTTTGCAGTATCGAGTCGGCACGAATGACAATCCGTGCACGCCACTTTGGCCAGAAATGTGGACTGAGGCGCTTCTCCAGAAGAAACGAATCTCGATGGGGTCGGTTGAGTACGACCGCGCTTACCGTTGTCTGGCTGTTTCAGGTAACACGGTTCCGTGCAAGCCTGAGTGGATTCAATTCTACACTGCCGAGATCATTGGCGATGTCTTGCAACACGCCTGCATCCAAGGTTACGACTTGGCGATCTCGAAGAAAACTTCGGCGGACTATTTCGCCCAAGTCACCTTGCTCTACGATCGTGTGCGGCACTACATCTTCGTGGCCGACGTGAGCCAGGGACGGTACAGCTTTGCTGAGCAGGGCATGGAGGTTATCCAGAATCACAAGAAGTGGTTGCCCGACAAAGTCATCATCGAAACGGTTGGCTTGGGTGGCGGCCTTGAATCGTTCCTTCGTGAGAAGGGGCCGCCTGACTTGCCCATCATCGGGTACTACCCACGCGGTGATAAACAGCGGCGCTTTCTTGAGATCACGCCGCTGTTCGAGGACAAGCGCATTTTCTTTCACCCCAAACTCAACCCCCACGCCAACCCCTACGTCACACAAACCGGCGACATCATCACTCAATTGCTTGAGTTCCCTGTCGGTTCACATGACGATATGGTTGACGCGCTGGTCACCGCCATCAGCGGCCTGAATGAGTACTTCATGACGGAACCTGACCCCGAATGGGACCAGGGAGACGGGAGTCAGGTCCGTCTATCGGTGATCGGCTAGAAGCTGAGAACCACCTCACCGTCGGTGGGTACAACACTCGCAGCACTCGCGTGTGCTGCGAAGTTGGCTTTCATGTGCAAAACGAAGTCGGAACTTTCGAGCGTTGGTTCCTTCTCAGCCCAAGCAGCCGCAGCATCCAACGTGATGAACCCTTCGAGCACGACCACCTTGTCCTTGCTTTTCCGCACTTGCGTGTAGGTAGCTTCGCCAGAGACACCATCTTCGTCCTCGTCATCCTCGTCGTCCTCGTCGTCCTCTTCGTCGAGGGTCTCAACCAACTCGTAGATGTACGTGACTTTTCGGAAAACGATGTTGCCCTCGCGTGTGAGGTGCGCTTCGATTTTCACCACCGAGTCCCCCGACGACTCGTCGTCGTTTGTTATGTGCTGCGCAAGCATCTGCACTGCGTAGTACGTGACCGTCTGACCTGCGGCGTTGGACCCTTTGTATTTGCCCGTGTGCATTGTGTGACCTTTCGTTTCGTGTTGAAGTTGAACTTGATAACTAATTTAAGTGGTTCGTTTGACAGTCAGCCAGCGCGCCTAGAATTGTAATACGTCCGGTTCCGCGTTAACGAAGTCGTTCGCGGCGGCTGCAAAATTGGCGCGCATGTCTTTCACGAAATCAGAACCTTTGAGCGTGGGTTCGCTCTCGGCCCAGGCAGCCGCAGCATCCACATCTTTGAACGGTTCCAGGATCACGTCCTTCCCGGTGTTAACTCGGCGTCGAACGGACTCGCCCAAGACGTATTCCGTTTTCACCTCGTAATGATACGTGACCTTGCGGAACACGATGTTCGTTTTGCGGGTGAAGTGTGCTTCGATCTTGATGACAGGCTCGTCAGATTTCGTGTCCACGGACGTTGTGTGCGCCGCCAAAAGTTTTTCGGCGCGGTACACAACCTTCTGCCCCGCCCCGTTCCTTCCGTCATAGTTACCTTGGTGCATTTCTCATGTCCTCCATCTGTTGCTGTGGGTGGTGAATAAGCTAAGCGTGTTTCAATTAGCTGGCAGCGCCAGTCAAGTGCAGCTTGGGCATGATGGCCCGGGGCATGGACTCGACGTTGTTCACATCGAAAGGTCCAAGCAGAACGACAACGCGTCCGTTGACCACGGATAGGACGTGCAACGAACTTAGCAACTCATCCGAGTAGGCCGCAGAGTACACGTCTTTGAACTTCGACTTGAGCCAGACCTGTCGTCCGAACGACAGTTTCAGTTCGCCCGTGTGCGTGTAAGCCGGTGGCGTGTACGCGCCAACCCCCTCCATCTGCTGGATCGTGACTTCGCGCAATGTCTCAATGTGCTCCAGCCTGGCTCGGATTTCACCCAAGATCCCGCTCATCGCGGGATCGTTGAGTTCCCATTGAGCGAACCGGCGTGCCAACGCCTTCACGATCGTGACCTTCTTCAAGCGAGCCAACCCTTTTTTGAATTGGTTGGCTTCGGCTTTTGGTGCTTTCGGCGCACCGCCTTTTGACTTAGCCATAGCAAGACTCCTTTGTTGTTGGGTTTTTCACTTCGTTTTCGATTCAATTGCCGGTGCGTAGCAACCAGCTTCGCCAAGCTCGTCGAGCGCACTCACATGCTCGCTGTGTGCCGCACGTGCCCAACGACGTTTCTCTTCGTACTTCGATGAGAGGTGGTACGTGCGTTGAACATCCACTTCCGAAGGCACCAAGGCTGGCCCGTAGGGGTCGTGTATCGCCTTCAATACCCACTTCGCAGCATCGCCCGTCAACACCACCGTGACTTCTTCCGTCACCAGTGAGCTGTCCACAGTTTTTGCCAGGTTCACCATGTCCTCGTTCAGCCCCTTGCGACGGGACGAGGGTTGAACCTCCAAAAAATTTCCATCGGTTCCGAGGATGCGAATTTGACCGAACGACATGCCGTCCTCTTCGGCCAAGTTGCGTGCTTCGATTCCCAGGGAACGGACCAGTTTCTTCGTGGAGTCCCACGTCACTGCTGCTTGTTTCGCTTGCGAAGCAACGGCAGCACACTTGTCCACAAATTCCTCGCCGCCTGAGACCTCCAAGACAGGGGCCTTCGATCCGGGAACAAGTTTGATGTGCTCTTTCTTGATGGTGCTCATGTGACCTTTCAGTTCATGCCCGAGTTCTTGGGCGGAACGACGTTGACTTTGGGTTCGGGTTCGGGTTCGGACTCAGCTTCGGGGTTTGCGTAGGGGACCTTGTCCACTTCGGTTTCAAGGAAGGCTTCAGGTTTATCAGCCATGGTTGCTTCAACCCGTTTTTGCCACTCCGCAGCTCCTGGTTCCTCCTGCACCAGAAACTGCGTGTGGTCAAACTCTCGTCGCAGCAACATGTGCGCGAGTACTCCGATGAGGAAACTCACGTCACGTGAGGTGTGACACGTCATTGAGATACGAGACCCGTGGGGACCCGCTGGGGCGAACCCCAACTGACCCAAGCTGCGCATCAATCCTGTGTCGGTCGTATTGATGACCGGCGCTTTGTCGAAGCGTTCTGCCCGGATGCGTACCACCTTGTCTGCGATTCGACGCACCGCCACGTACCCGAGTGGGGTACGGACGACAACGTGGTACACACTGCCCGGGAATTTTCCTTCAATAACACTCGGGTGTAGGGGTGGTGGAAGCATTGTCTCGTCGCTCATTGTTTCATCCTTTCGCGAGATGTGAACGGAACCACGAACTTAGTCGTCGTGTCCACGGCGACGTTCGCGCTTCCGTCGATGTTTGCGCTTGTCCCGGTACACGGCCCACAAATCCGGTTGGTGTTTCGCCAACCGAGCCGTTCGTATTTCGGTCAATGTCGGTGTGATCTCGTCGCAGTCCAGGTGATGAGGAAGCAGTTGCTTCGGGGTCAACCCCAATGGTGCTTCCGACACTGTCAGTCGAGTTGGATCCTTCTCGAACTGATAGCACACCGCGCACTGTATCCCCTTCGTTTTGTGGAGCCAATGCTTGTTCTTCGGAAAGCGAATCAATGGTTCGATCAAGCGCCGTGCCTGCGCCATCGACCATTGATTCGCGAAGAGAAAAGGGGAGCAGTCCAGTGTTGGGTCACCTCCGTCGGCAAACGCCGCAGCCATCCGGCTGCTGTTCGTCACTGGTTCCTCTTCCGACGGGATGACAATCGAACCATCAGGCAGGCGCGTCACACACTTCGCGACAGACACCTCTGGCGGCTTTGATGGGCGCGAAGCGGGGGTTGGTGTTTTATCACCATCAAAGTACTTCGATGGGGTGACTTGCTTCGGGGCTGGGGGCAGCGTCGCCACACGGGAGGTGTGCTTGGACATCACCTCATCCCATGCTCGTTTTTCCGTGGTACGGAATCCTTGCTTGGAACCGTGATGTCCCGTCTTGTAATGTGCGGGAATCTCGCGACCCAACGCACGGAACACAGCAAAAATTTGTGCATCGGTTTCGCACGCCTTCTCGCAGTGACGCGCACGAACCGTGGCAATTGGATCCGCACAGTCAGGCTCAGCCATGCCAATGAGTGTTGCAAGCACCAAACCCGTACGTCCATGACTACCTTCGCAGAAGGTGAGCACCCGATTGCGGTTACGTGCAAACGTCAACATGCGCTCAGCCACAAGGGCAAGATGGTCTGGATCTGGCGCGGTGAAATCCGCAATGGGGAACGGCATCAAGAAACCGGTGTACTTGATGAAGTTCGACAACGCGAACTCGGAACCCAACGGAACGACGAAGTCGAACTGGCGCAAGTCGTCGGGGAACTTCAAGTACCGCCGACCTGATGCGTAGATTTCCGTGTCGCCGCACTTCACAGCTTTCGGCTGGTGGTCGCACGTCTTGTAGTTGTGATAACCACCGCCGCCGCTGCCATGGAAAACGGACACCCCTCGTGTGGTGTCCACTCCAGGCCCAGGAAAAATGCGCGTGCGATAGTCATCATCGTCGTACGGATTGCCACCAACCTTGCCCCCGTTGCCCCCGTTGTTGCCGTTGTTGTTTTTGTTGTTCATTCGTTCAGTCCTTCTTCCAACTTGGTTGTTTTTCGGCTTCCAGCAACATGCGGATACCGCGTGCAGTCAGGGCAAGCATTTGGTCGTAGCCCCCTGCGTTGTGTGCGAAGTGTGACCCCTGTTTGGCGGTGTCCCAGTGTGTGCTGATCCCGTTTACTACCGTTAACCCTTGGGGAATGTGCGGCATGGTGTTTCCTGGTTTCGCGCACACGCGGAGACGTGTACTCGACTCCGGTCCACGACGTGCCACCACACCGTGACGTGTCTCTGCCATCACCTGATACGCAACACCTTGGCTTGTACCGGGCACTTCCTTCACCGTCATTTCTGGGATCACGTACGGCACACCGTCGATTTTCTGTTCCCACGAAACGCTTTTGGTTGGTGTGCAATCAGAAGACAAAAACGTGCCTTTTGCTGCACGTTGCGAAAGCCAGTCTTCGTACGGGCCGTGGATGTTTTGGATGGCTATCTCCAAGCCATCAATGGCTTGGATGATCAGGATGTTGGTGCAACATCCATCAGCGTGTGTGGAAACAGCGAACATTTCCGACGGTGTTCGGATGATGGCCTGATACGTCCGACCTTTGTGAATCACTGTTGGCATGCCTTCGATAGTCATTCGCCATGTCCTTCCTTCGTACATGGAGTCGCCGTCACTGGCTCCCAGTTCGGGTGGAGGTTCTTGTTGCTGTACGTATGCACGCCACTTGGTGGCGGTTCTGAGGGCA